ACTGGCTGGGTTGACGACAGGCAGCACGTACTACGTGTCGGCGACACCCGGGGCGATCACGAGCACAGCACCAGCGAACCAACGGATCTTGGGCGTTGCGGACTCCGCGACGTCGCTGGTGATTGCGACGTCGGTCTTGACGCCTGCCTCCGCGACTGCCGCCGGCATCGTGTCGCTCGCGGCGCAGACGCTTGGCTCGGGGGTGAAGACCTTCACGAGCGCGCCAGTGTTCAACGCTCCTGCGACCTTCCGGCCCGGTGCAAGCGCCAGCGCCGACGCCACCATCTCCGGCAGGGTGTCGACCAACACGACTACGGTCGGCAACGTTGGGGCTGGCGAAGACGACCTGATGAGCTACTCGCTGCTCGCCAACGCACTCGATGCGAACGGCAAACTCATCCGCATCTTGACGTGGGGCGACACGGCAGGCAACGCGAACAACAAGCAGCTCAAGGCGTACTTCGGCGCGACGAACATCTCGCTGTTCAATGGTGGGTTCAATGCCGCCCTCTGGCATGCCGAGGTGTACATCGTCCGTACGGGTGCCGCGACGCAGGTTCTGAAGGGTACGGTGTGGATGCGCTATGGAGGTGTGCCCGACGTGTACTCACCAGCCGTTGCGACTCCAGCCGAGACGCTGTCGGGAGCTGTGACGATCAAGTTCACGGGGGAGGCCACGACGAACGACGACATCCGGCAACAGGGCATGATCGTCGAGGTCATCGGGTAGCGCAAGGCCGTTTCCAGCCCCAGGACGCCGCCCAGGGCCACCTGGGGCGCTCCTGGGAGAAGCTAGGGGCGTCGGAGCCTCGAAAACGGCTTGACAGCGGGCGCCACATGCGCTAGCTTGGGGTTGTGACGAAGCTTGCCGCTGCTGTAGCCCTTGGGCGTCGCTCGAGAGCTGTGCTTACCGCCGAGCGTCGGACCGAGATCGCCCGCCTAGGCGGTCTTGCCCGCGGACGTCAGATCCGCGCACGCCGTGCCGCGGTGGTCGAGGCTGCCAAGAGCAAAACGGCATGAGCGCAAGAGTTCGCGCAAGAGTTTCATCCGGCGCCGCATCAAACAGTTCCGGTCGGGGCGCAACCGCGGCGGGAGCAAGCCCCCCTCACCCGTGCGAGTGTGAAACGGCCTAGCAGGCTTGGCTTTGAGCGCGGGGAAGCGCCTGTCGGTGTAGGTCCGAGCCGAGCCGGTATCGGACCAATCCTCTCCTCAAAAAGTACTTGACAAGCTAGCGCTTGTAGCCTATATTGGGGGCGTGGAGGTTGACATGCGCTTCCTATTCGCGACCTCGCTGGACTGTCACGGTTGCTCCCCCCGCCAGGCCCGCTATCCCCAGGATCACGTCGTCGAGGTGACGGCGGTGCTGGATCCGGACGGCGGAGACGCCTACGTCACGCGCGCGACGCTGCTCGCGCGCGAAGGCTGTCACGGCCGGCCCCGGGACATCACGGCGTTTGTGGCGGCCCGCCCGGCGCTTCAGCGCGACCTGCTCCTCGAGGCGCTCGACGAGTACATGCGCGAGGGCCAGGCGCGCCGCTACGCCTCCGACGAGCGGTACTGAGGAGGAGGCGAGCATGGCGCAGTATTACTGGTGCTGGCGTTGCCGTCGCTGGATCGGGCCGCCGTCTGGTCGGCTCGTCGCGACGAAGCTGTGCCGGGACTGCCGGCGGGAGGTGAAGAAGTGAGCCTACAACTGATCGAAGGACACGACGCCATCAAGGTGGAGAACGTGGTGATCCACGTGTTCTCCGACCCCGGGATCGGCAAGTCGACGCTGGCGAACATGGGGCGTAAAGTGCTGCTGATCGACTTCGACGACGGCGCTCACCGCAGCCTCGGGCGTCAGCGCGTGGTCCGTCTGGAGCGCTGGTCCGACCTCGAGGAGCTGCTGAAGCATCCGTGGCTCGACGAGGCTGAGACGCTCGCGCTCGACACGGTCGGCCGGGGACTCGACATGCTCAGCAACGAGATCATCGGAGGCGATGCGAAGCTCGGTACGCCGCTCAGCGGCCTGAATCAGCGCGGGTGGGGTGCCATGAAGCAGCGGTTCATCACGTTCTTTTCGACGATCCGGCGCCGGCGCAAGGACGTGCTCCTGCTCTCGCACGCGAAGATCGAGAAGGACAAGGAAGGCAACAAGGCCGTGTACCCGGACATCGTTGGCGGCTCGGCCGGCGAGGTCTTCAAGGTCAGCGACGCGATGGCGTACTATTCGCTCGAGAACGGGCGCCGCGTGCTCGACTTCAACGCGACCGACGCGCACATCGGCAAGAACCCGCCCGCGTGGGGCAAGATCGTTGTGCCCGACTACGCAACAGCCACGACGTTCCTGGCGGACAAGATTCTGCAGCCGCTCAAGGATCACCTCAACGCGCTGAGCCAGGAGCAGCTCACGGTGCTGAAGCAGGTGGCCGACTGGCACGCCGCCATCGACGGCCTGGACGCGACGGCCGTGGCGCTCACGGGGCAGATCGCCAAGGTGAGCGACATCGCGCACGAGGCTGTGCGCGCCCAGGCTAAGACGCTGCTTTGGCGGCGGGCGAAAGCGCTCGGGCTCGAGTTCGACCAGCCCAAGCGGGCGTTCTTCAAGTCGAGCGCGAAAGCCGAAGAGACGCAGCCGGCATCGAAGCAGGAGCAGGAGAAACCGAAGGCGGCGCCCAAGGGGCGCCAGCCGCAGCAGTTCGAGTGAGGCGATGAACCTCTATGCGTCCGTGTCGCGGGTCGATGAGTTCCGGCGCGTCGTCGAGACCGAGTGGGCATCCGAGGCGCAGCTCATCAAGTCGATCCGCGAGCGAGCGCCCCTCGGCTGGCAGGCACAGTGGGGGACCGCCCTCCACGCATGCATCCAGGACCCCGACCGCTGGCGAATCGCGGATCGCTCGTATCTGTACGTGCCGCACGGGAGCGACGGCGTCGAGCGCGAGATCCCGTGGCCGGCGGCCATCGTGGATCCGTGCCTCGCGGAGTGGCCGAAGGGCTGCGTGTTCGAGCGCCGCTGCGAGAAGGACTACCGCATCGGAGGCGATACGATCACGGTCGCCGGGCGCGTCGACGCCGTGCACGGGTTGATCCTGATCGAGGGCAAAACCAAGTTCGGGTACGTGGATCCGGTGGAGGTCGGGGACTCGCTTCAGTGGCAATTCTATCTCGACATGTTGCCGTGGGCTGTGGCGGTCGAGTATCGGCTGCACGAGATCGGTGGCCTGTACTCGGGCGACGATGGCGAGCTGCGCATCGCCAAGGGTGGTCCACGTCTCGAGGAGATACACGTGTTCCGCATGTGGCGCCAGGCCGAGATGGCCGAGAAACTCGAGCGGTGGATCGCGGAGTTCGTGGCGTGGGCCCGGGACCGTGGCTTGGTGGACAAGCTGAAGCGCTTCGAGGTCGCGGCATGACCGGGCCCAACGCCGAGTTCGTGTTCGTGGACGGTAGCCTCGTCGTCGCGTACGTGCCGCCGAGCCCGCCACGGCGTATGACGTGTCGCGCCAAGCTCTTCGAGCGCGACGATCGGCGCCCTCGACCCCGCGCGATCGACGTTCCGCAGTTCCGCTACCGGGAGATCGAACCCTCATGAGCGAGCAGTCCGAGGCGATCGTGTTCACCGGGTCGGTGGACGACCGCGGTCACGTGCGTCCCGACCAGGTCAACGCCACACGCGGGCGGCTGGCGAAGTGGAAGAGCCGACGCGTAACGGTCGTGGTGCGGAGGTACGTGAAGCCCAAGACCAACCCGCAACTCGCGCTCTACTTTGCTGCGGTCATGCCCGCGTGGGCCGAGTGGTGCGGGTACGATCCCGACGAGATGCACCGCGAGCTCAAGCGTGCGTTCCTGGCGCCTCAGCTCGTGCTCGCACGGCTCACAGGCGAGGAGCGGACGGAGCTTCCAAGCCTGGCGGATCTGAACGCCGAGGAGATGAGCACGTACCTGGAGCGCGTGCTGCGCGAGGGGCGTCAGCGTGGGATCGAGTTTCCCGTGGATGCGGTCGCGTGAGTGCGGTCGCGTGAGGGTCCAGCGCTCCGGCTTCTGCGTACGTTGTAACCGCGAGCGTCCCCTGATCAAGGCGTACCCGCTGCGTGACGGCCGCCCGGGTCGATACCGCGTCTGGAGTTGTATGTCCTGCATGGATCGCGTACAGATCGGACGCTGGCGTGCGAATCCCACGCGCGACGACACGGGCCGACTGCGTCAGTCCGAGAGCGAGGCGGCGATCGGGATCTGGCTCGCGCAGGAAGAGCGTGCGGGTCGGATCCGGGACCTGCGCCGCTGCAACGATCAGCCGCGCGAGACGTACCGGCTCGATCTGTACGGGACGCGCGAGGTTGAGGAGATCCTGGTAGCGATTGAGCGCAGCCACGAAGTAGGGGACGAGTGGTGGGCGCGGGCCCAACGCGTCCGTGAGTCGCGCCGTACGTTTGCCAGCTACACACCCGATTACTCGTGGACGGACGCCGACAGCGGGCGTCGGCATGTACTCGACGCCAAGGGCAGCAAACGTACCGACGCAAGAACCGAGAAGATCCGTATGCTCATGCGCCTGGTGCATGGGATCGAGGTCGAGATCGGGGTCCCGACAGCCTCGCAAAGGCGTGCAGCAAAGGACTTGACAGCGGTATACTCTGCCCGGAGGTTCTCGTGAGCCAGGCGTCGACGGTGCCTGATCAACCTCTGTGCCGGAATGGCGACGACCATCCGGTGCGGCTACCGTCGGGCGTCCTCTGCGAGCAGTGCCAAAGGGAGTTTCAGAAGAAACTCAACCGTCGCCTGGTCGACGCGCTGGAAGCGCTCCAGACGATACGCGCCTCGGAACGAGCTTGGAAGTAGGAGGGAACGTGCGAAAGACATGGCGGGCGATCGTAGCGCTGCTCGGATTCGTGCTGTTGCCAGGAGCCGTACAAGCGCAGGTGTGTCCTGGCGTGACTGGACCAGTCGAGGCGTACGCGCGCGAAGCGATCACGATCTCCACCACAGCGCTCCCATTCACCGCGGGCACCTACGCCGACGGCATGGGCGACGTCAAGTTCGCGCAGGTCACGCTCGAGAGCAACAACATCCGGGTGAGCGTGGAAGGGCTGGTGCCATCCGCGACCGTGGGAGAGCTGTGGGAGACAAGCACGAACGTGAAGTTCGTCGTCTGTGGTCAAACGAGCGTGAGGCGATTCCGAGCGATCCGCCAGGGCGCTGCGGATGCCACGTTGACCGTGACGTACTTCCGCTGATGCGACGCCTGCTCTCGCTGTTGCTGTTGATCCTCTCGGCGCCTGCGTTCGGCGCCGATCTGGCAGACCGCTCGCGCATTCCGGATCGCTCCGTCCAGGACGGACGTCCCGTGTACGTTGCGAGCCTGGCTCCACTGCGAACGACGTATCTGCCGCAGATCATCCCGCTGCCTGGTGGCGGCGGCGGTGGGGGTATGTCGATCGGCGGGACCGTTACGGGTGGCACTGCGACCCGCGTCCTGTTCGTGGGGGCCGGCGGCGTGTTGGCCGACGATGCGGGGCTTACATACGATTCTGCGGCGAATCTGCTCACGATCGCGGGCCTCACAACACCTAGAGTGCCCTATGCTGGCACAGGTGGACAGTTGGTCGATGAGTCCAACCTCAGCTACAACGCTGTATCAAACATCCTCACGTCGGACAACTTTTCAGTCATCTCGAACGGCTACTTCGGCGTGAGTTCCCTAGGCTACTTTTCCGCAACCGCAGCCAAGACTCCTGATGCGGCCACGATCACAGTGACCACGACCGCCAACAGTCTGCACCTGCACGAAGATGGCGACTTCAATTTCGACTTCAACAACGGCCCCTGCGGCACTGCGGCCTGTACCGATCCGGCTTTCATCGCGCACTCCGCAGTCCAGAACACGACGAGCTACAACGCCATCGCCAATTGGGGGACCGCACGCAAGTACAACGTCACGCTCACGGAATCAGTGGCCACGAAGGTGATGCAGATCCCCGTCGCCGCCGAGGTCGGTACGGGCGGCGTGTTCTGGTACACGATCTATGCGACGGATGGCGCCACGCCGCAGGTACGCCAGGGCCGCGTGATTTTCTCGCTAACAGCGGACGCAACTGTGGAGACATGCGTCCTGGGCACGCCAGAGGAGACAGACAACACTCCGACCGGCACGCTCACGGTGACGGTAGCGTGCGACACCGCGACGCCCGCGAACGCTGCGGACTTCACGCTCAACGCCGTTTCGTCTCTTGTGCAGACCACGCTCGAGGCGTACGTGAGCGTAGATCTGATTGGGCCAGGTCAGCCGGCGAGGCCGTGATGCTAACGCTGCTTGTCGCTTGTTTGCTGTCAGGTCAGTCCGTCTACAAGGGCAGCGTAGCCATCGACCAGGCCGGCACGGTGCTATCGCTGGGGACGCTCAACGATGGCGAGTGTCTAAAGCGCGTCGGCGGCGAGATCGCGACGGTTGCGTGCGGAGGCGGTGCGCTTCCGTCAGGTGCCGTGATCTTGATCGTGAGCGGGTCCTGCCCTGCCGGTTTTACTGAGGTCGCGAGCCTCGCCGGAAAGTTCTTGCTCGGGACCACAAACGGTGCGGGAGACGTCGGCACGACCGGCGGCAGTAACAACATCACGCCGACCGGGATAGTGACTGCGCCGACGTTTACCGGCTCAGCGCTCGGGACGCACGCTCACGGAACCGGCACCTACGCGACGAGCGCGCACGCCGGAACTGCGGTCGGCGACCATGCGAGCCACACGCACACGTACACCGACGTGGTCTCGCACACGCACACGCAGGACGCGCACACTCACACGCAGAACGCTCACCAGCATGGGATGGCTGAGGGCACCACAGATGGGTCGGGGACGTTCATGGATCGCTCGAACGCCGCGGCAGCCACGACGGCTGTCACCGACAACGCAACAGCCACGAACCAGAACGCGACCGCTACGAACCAGAGCACGGGTATCGCCACGGGTACGACCGCTGGCCCAGGCGCTGTGCTTACCCACAGCGTCACGCAGCCATCAGCGCACACGCTCAGCGGATCGAGCGAAGCTCTGAGTGCGGGGACGCCTGCGGGGTCCAACTCCGCGCCGACGTTCACGGGGGATTCGTTTGACAATCGTCCAGCATGGCTTAAGGTGATCTTTTGTTCCGCCAACTAAAGGAGGGCTCGTGAAGAAGGTCGCATTCGCCGTACTGCTGTTCCTCGTAGCCGCACTCGTGGTCGCACAGACCAGCTACACCTACAACGCCACCGCACGCGAACAGGTGACGGTTCAGCGCGTCCGCACGGATCGTGGGCTCGGGACCGAACAAGCGGCGTTCAACGCGCTTGTGGGCCCGTGTCTGGTGTCGATCGTGAGCGACCACGACGCCGACGACCGGCGCGCGGACTGTGTAGCGTGGCTCAGCTTGCCCGCCGCGGCCCGCAACGGTCACTGTGTGGCCGCCGGTCGGCCGGCGGGTTGCCGGCTTGGGTGCCCGTGATGCGCTCAGCGAGCAGCCCGCTGGCGCATGGTCCAGTCGGGTCGAGTCCTCTCGCCTCTGGTGGTGCGGTTGGCGCGAGTCTACCAGGCCGGCGGGTTGCTCGGTGAGCGCTTTTCAGGAAGGAGGTGTGGCTTGATTCGACACGCTATCGCGATCGTACTGTGCCTGCTGCTGGTGTCGTGCGGAGGTGGCTTCCCGATCCCCATCCCGAGCCCGCCCTTCCCGATCCCGACGCCGCAGCCGGAGACGCCCTATGTCTGCTCCGCGCCTCCCGCGCTGCGCGGCGTGATCTCCGTGGCCGAGCCGATCGAGGGCAGATACATCGTCGTGCTGCGTCCGCGCGTGGGGGCACAGTCGGTGCGGACCCAGGCTGAGGTGCAGGCGGTCGCCGCCCGGTACTCGGTGCTGAGCCAGGTGCAGACGCTCGGGAGCCTCGGTTTCAGCGCGGTGACGACAGCGGCGGGCGCCTCGCAGGTAGCGCTCGATCCGGAGGTGGCGTACGTCCAGCAAGACGGGCGCAAGAGTACGCGCTCAGGTGTGTTGGTTCTGGCGTCGCAAGTTGCTTCTGGTGTATCCGGCCCGATAGGTCTCGGGGTGGCGGCTTCGCCAACGCAGTCCTCGATCTCGCTCGCAGAGACGGCATTGCATGGAAGGTCCAGGGCGATTCGGAGGATAGACCTCTCGCAGGTTCGCGGCCGAGAGTTCGTGTCCATTGCGACACCGCAGACCACGCTTCGGCTTGCCTCGGAAATGATGCGAGGTGTGCTGTCCGATGGTCATCAGTCGCAGATGATCGGGGTTGACGCAAGCACGCGTTCCACAGATGTGATGGACTTGCATCCCCGTCGGGATCGGGCCAACGAACAACTCGTAAGCCACACGATGGGCATTTCTGCTTTCGTCCGTGGTGAAACGGAAGCGTCCATATCCGTGCGCGAAGCCTCCAGTCCAGAGATGGCAGCCCGTGTTCACTGGCCGTATGTACTTCTGGAAGCGGACGCCGAGTTCGCTGCGTGGTCTCAGCAGTCCTTTGTTCCACGTCTTGTGCCCAGGCCGGAAGGATCCGGAGTTTCGAGCGTGCATGGACAGACAGTATCACATTTGACCGTGTCTGTCACGCCCGGTCTCGATCGCTCGGATCAGCGCGACTTGCCTCTTGACGGCATCTTCGTTCCCGTTGGGACTGGAGAGGGCATCCATGCGTACATCGGAGACACGGGCATCGACTCGCAGCATTCCGAATTCGCTGGACGTCTGGGGGAGTGCTTCACTGCGCACACCTTTGGTGGCTGCGAGGACCGTCACAACCATGGGACGCACGTGGCTTCTATCACGGGTGGTACACAGTACGGCATCGCGAAACGTGTCACTCTGCACTCGGTGCGGATGTTGAACGAGCAAGGCAGCGGTTCCGATTCCGACGTAGTCCGTGGTATCCAATGGGCTGCGGCGAATCGGAAGGCTGGCGGTTGGAACGGCGTGCTCAACATGTCGCTCGGCGGCTCGCCTGCGCCTGCTCTCGACGCTGCGGTCTGCGCTGCCATCGCGGATGGCCTCACGGTCGTGGTCGCAGCTGGTAACGATGGCGCCGATGCCTGCGGATCCTCGCCGGCCCGTGTGGATCTGGCGTTAACTCTCGGCGCCATGGACCCACGAAACGATCGCGGGGCCGATTTCAGCAACGGCGGTCCTTGCACTGACCTCTATGGTCCTGGCATGGACATCGAGGCAGCACGACGCGGGGGCGGCTCAATCACTTTCAGCGGGACGAGCATGGCCTCCCCTCACGCCGCAGGTGTCGCTGCGCTCTGCGCGCAGCGCACCACGGGTGACCCGGTCGAGGTCATGCGCTGCGTGCTGGCGAGCGCCACGCCCGACACGCTGACCGGGGTCGTGGGCCCGAACCTGCTGACGTACGCGAGGGAATAATGGATCGGGTACGCCTGATCGAGCTGCTCCTGTTCTGCTCGGCGACTGCGCTGCTCGGGTGGATTGCTGGAGCCGGCGGCCTAGGCGCGG